ATGTGAAGGTATCTGAATTAAAGGACTTTTCCGGGAAGAATGACCTCTCGCAAGATGTGGATATTGTGCTGAGGAGAAATTCTCCGAAGATAGGCATTTTTCATCAGACAGTAAAAGAATTTTATGAACTGTATAATGATAAAAATAAAAAGATAAAGAGAATTACAGTTAAGGGAGAGAATGACGAAGAGATTCAGACGATTTTTAACACAGAGAGAATGAAGGAGAAAGTGATAGTAGAAGTTTCGACGGAAATAGGAACGGGCGAGGTCGATTCTAAGGAGATAATGAGGATACTGAAAAATGAGGTAAAGGGCATTAGCGCATAGGGAGGTATAAGCTATGAGAATGTTTATTGGTGAAGTGTTTGATCCGATAAGAGACTTCTACAAAATGCGGAAAGGTAAGGAGATATCCATTCTGATTGTTATCCCGATTTTGTTAATGATTGGAGTATTTGTATTATCACTTATATTAAAAAATAGAAACACAGAAAGTATTTATGTTCTCTGCGACGATTTTCTTAATCAGCTTTTGACGATATTAGCTTTATTCATTAGTTTTAGTATGGCGTATCTTTCAATCATAATTTCAAGCTCAAGTGAAAACGTAACAGATCTTAAAGCAAAAGAGTCAGAGGTATATAGCATAGACGGAAAACCTTGTACACTATATCAGGTGCTGAGTGTTGACTTGACATATACACTGGTGATTCAAGTCTTCTTTCTGGCATTGGTATTGTTTCAGAAGTTTTTGATATGCGTTTGTAGCGACATAGTTATTAAAGGTGTAATAGCACTTAATGTGGCAGGAATGGCGCACATACTGATAATGATGCTGGTAGACGTGAAAAGTATTTATTTTACATTTTGGAGATCAAAGTAAAGTAGAAGAAAGATAAATATTGGTGGTAATCAAAGCCGTGGATTCTATATGAGAAAGGAGTTTCTTATGAAGATTTCAAAGTGGGAACTTGAAAAAGAAATAGATATTCTTATAGATGCTGCATTGGCGGCATCAAGCAAGGATACTGCAGAAAGACTTTTGATTCAAGCGGATAATAAAGCAGATGCATATGATATTCCGGAGAGTTTGCAAAATGAGTATCATAGGAAAGTTGAGAAAGCGAGACAGCAGATATAAATCAACATTACCACCAATATTTGAAGAGCAGAGCACTCACATCGTGGGTGCTTTTTCTTATGGAGAATTTTATGGATTACAGCAGTCGCAAATGGAAACGGAAGAGAGAAGTAGTATTAAAGCTTCATGAGTATCTCTGCCAGGAGAGCAAGCGATTTGGTAAGCGTGTGCAGGCAACAACGGTCCACCACATCTATCCGGCAGAGTTCTATCCGGAGATTGCGTGGGAGAACTGGAACCTGTTGCCGCTGACGGATGCCAACCATAACGCGATGCATGACAGAGACACACACGAGATTACGGAACTGGGTCGGTACTGGCAGCGGAAGAGACAGGCAGAGTTCGAAAGATTTTATGCATCCCCCCCTCCTTTCGAGGAGATTTTATAACCTTTGTTTACCGGGGGCATGAAGTCTTTCCAATAGAGCGAGTTTCAGAAAATTTTTTTTGAAAGGGTGATAAGGATGCCGAGAAAGGCTACACAAAAGGATACAATCAAAAAAAACACGGTAGCTGCAATGCGAAAATTAGGCACCTATAAAGCCGAGTATGAGCCGGTTATTGATATCTATTGCGAGATGAGAGAGCAGTACGAGATTTACACCCAGAGATTGAAAAAGACGAACTACAAGTGTGACGAATTTACAGCTGCAGGCGGTACGAAAAAATCCGCATTGGTATCAACGATAGAAACTTTGCGGAAAGACATACTCCTTTATTCGGATCGCCTTATGATTAACCCGAAGGCGTACGACGATAGCGACTCCGGGAAGAATCCTACCTCAAAGCTGGGGCAGATACTGAAGGAACTTGCATAAGAAATTAGCGTTTAGAAACTATGATATTGTTTTGGAGTATGTCAATAGCATAGTGGAGGGAAGGAAGCCGGCATGTGAGGAAGTGATACAGTGTTGCCGGAGATTCCTTGCCGATTTGGAAAGAACAGACGAATTTGACTTTAACCCGAAGGATGCGGAGTTTGTGATCGGGATTATTGAGAAGACGTTTGTACACGACCAGGGAGAAAAGTTAGACGGAACCCCGTTAAAGGGAACCCCGTTCCTTTTGGAACCGTGGGAAAAATTCATCATCTATGCTGTTCTTGGATTTTATTTGAAGGGAACGCAAATCCGTCGTTTTAAGGAAGTATTGATATACATTCCGAGAAAGAACGGGAAGACACGATTTGTCGGAGCTCTGGCATGGGCCCTCGGTTTGTTGGAGCGTCGTTCCGGAAGTAAGATATATATTGTGGGAGCGGCATTGGAGCAGTCGTTACAGAGCTTCAATTTCATCAACTACAATATAAAAAATCTCGGGGAAGAGAAGAATTTCAGAATCCTGGATAACAACCAAGAACACTCTATCAGTGGAGATTTGGGTGACGGGTCATTGTACATAAAGGCTTTGGCGGCCAATCCGGACAGACAGGATTCTTTAAACTGTAATATCGGGATTGCGGATGAAATCCATGCGTACAAATCTCCGAAACAATATAATATCATCAAAGAAGCCATGAAAGCGTATACGAACAAGCTGATGATAGGAATTACAACTGCCGGTGACAATCCGGCATCTTTTTGTTATAAAAAGGTTATTTACTGTAAGAAGGTACTGGATGGAACCATTAAGGATGATTCCTATTTCATTTTCATGTGCAAGGCGGCGGAAGATGAAAAGGGAAATGTGGATTACACGAATCCGCTGGAGCATGAGAAGGCAAATCCAAATTACGGTGTGACCATACGACCGTCCGATATGTTAAACGATGCCTTGCAGGCCCAGAACGACCCGCAGCAAAGAAAGGATTTCTTTGCCAAGAGCTTAAACGTGTACACATCGGCCATGAAGGCTTACTTTAATCTGGATGAGTTCCGGGCTTCCGACAGGAAGTATGATTGGAGCTTGGCTGACTTGATAGGTCTGAGAATGAATTGGTTCGGCGGTGCGGACTTGTCAAAACTTCACGATTTGACCGCGTCAAGCCTGTATGGAAACTACCAGCAGAAAGCTTTCTTTAGTGCGGGCGTATCGCATAAGGAAAGAGACGTTGATATCATTGTTCCTCATGCATGGTTCCCGATTGTGAACGCACACAAAAAGGCGGATGAAGACGGGATTCCGTTATTTGGATGGATGGATGACGGTTGGTTAACCATGTGCAATAATCCTACTGTGAACCATGCGGAAATTGTAAATTGGTTCATAAGTATGAAACGTGCCGGCTTTAAAATAAAGCAGGTCGGCCACGATAGAAAGTTTTGCCGGGAATACTTCCTCGGCATGAAAAAGGCAGGATTCAGTATTATTGACCAGCCTCAGTATTTCTACAAAAAGTCGGAAGGATTCCGGCGGATTGAAACAAAGGCAAAGAACGGGGAATTGTATTATCTGCATTGCGACGCCTTTGAGTACTGCGTCGGGAATGTACGAGCGATAGAAAAAACAGATGATATGATCCAATATGAGAAAGTTGAACCGGTGCAACGAATTGACGTATTCGATGCATCGGTTTTTGCTTGTGTGCGGATGTTGGAGAACATGGAAAAATCCTCCTCCGCAAGTACATGGCTAAACAGTTAGCAGAAAGGAGAAACAAGTGGGAAAAATCACAGATTATGCAAATGTTGTGCGGGCAAGAGCGGAGCCGGCGGCGGAGAAGAAAGGCGCGGAACCGATTGCGGAAAAGAGAAGTCTCTTTGGATATTTCATTGGCGACAGTAGCATTTCGATTCCCGGTTACACACGATTATCGGATAATCCGGAAGTTCGGATGGCAGTGAATAAGATTGCCGATTTGGTTTCCACCATGACAATCCATTTGATGCAGAATACGGAGAAAGGTGATTTTCGTGTAAAAAATGAGTTGTCCCGTAAGATGGATATTAATCCGCATCGGTACATGACCCGGAAGAGCTGGATGTATAACATCGTGCATGTGCTACTGCTGGAGGGAGACGGAAACAGCCTCGTATTTCCGGAGGTGGAAAACGGACTGATCAAAAATATGGTACCTTTAAGACCGTCGCGAGTGTCGTTTCAAGAGATACCGGGGGATTATGTTGTAAACTATGGTTCCAAAAGCTACAGCAGCGAAGAGATTGTACATTTTGTGTTGAATCCGGATCCGGAGAGACCTTATAAGGGGCAGGGGTACCGGGTGGAACTGGCAGATGTTGCAAAAAACTTAAAGCAGGCAGCGGAAACCAAGAATGCATTCATGTCGGATAAGTGGAAACCTTCTGTTATCATCTCTGTGGATGCAGTGACGGAGGAGTTTTCGAGCAAAGAAGGACGGGAAGAAGTTCTTAGAAAGTATGTGGATGATACGGGCGGAGGAAAGCCGTGGGTAATTCCGGCGGACCTTATCAAAGTTGACCAGGTCAAGCCGTTAAGTCTACAGGACCTTGCAATCAATGATGCGGTGGAGATTGATAAAAAGACGGTAGCAAGTATTTTGGATGTGCCACCTTTCATTGTTGGAGTCGGTTCCTTCAATAAGGACGAGTACAACAATTTTATCAAAACCAAGATTCTGGCCATCGCACAGATTATTCAACAGGAGTTGACCAGAAAGACTCTGTATAGTCCGGATTTGTATTGGAAGCTCAATCCGAGAAGTCTGTATGCGTACGATATCAGGGAATTATCGGAGGTAGGTTCAAACCTGTATGTGCGAGGACTTGCGACGGGAAATGAAGTGAGAGACTGGATGGATCTTTCTCCGGAGGAAGGATTGGACGAGCGGGTTATTTTGGAGAACTACATACCGGCCGGCATGATTGGTGACCAAAAGAAACTGAAAGGTGGTGAGAACAACGAGTAGAACGGAATTGCAAATCAGAGCGCAACTCAGTCAGTTGCAGGTTCGGAGTGAAAACGAACAGGAAATGATTATCGAAGGTTATTTTGCTGTTTATGGAGTACAGACGGAACTCTGGCCGGGAGCCTATGAAGAAATTGCACCGGGGGCGTTTTCGGAGACGTTGGGAAATGATATCCGGGCGTTAATCAATCATGATACAACGCTGGTTATCGGAAGAAACAAGGCCGGGACGTTAGAACTGAGGGACGACAGTCACGGATTATGGGGACGTATCATTATTAATCCGAATGATTCCGAGGCAGTAAACCTTTATGAGCGTGTGAAGCGCGGAGACGTTGACCAGTGTTCCTTCGGTTTCAATATCCTGGAAGAGAATACCGATTGGCGAGAGGATGGAACGGTGAAGTGGACCATTCTTAAAATCGACCTTCACGAAGTCAGCGTATGTACGTTCCCGGCATACGAGGCAACCAGTGTACAGGCAAGGCACAATGAGGTTGAGCAGCATAAAGAAAAAATGCTGGAGCAGAGAAAACATAATGTCAAAGAAAGGATGAGAAAGTTATGGCATTGAAGCAGATCATGTTAGGAAAGAAAATCGAGCAGAGAAAAGCCCGGTTGGAAGAACTCCTTCGGAAAGAGCAGGAGTTACTTACAAGAGAGGCTGAGGCGGAAAAGGCAGCGGAGGAGGCGAAATCCGAAGAGGAGATTAAAGCCGTGGAGGAGGAAGCCGACAAGCTGGAGGCCGAAAAGAAGGAACTCGATGAGGAGAAGCAGACGTTAGAGTCTGAAATCGCAAGTTTGGAAGGAGAATTGGCAGAACTGAATTCCAAGACTCCGGACACGGAAGAACGTACACAGATTGAGAGCGGAAGAACCGCAGAAAGGGTAGGTAATACAATGGGTAGCAGACATAAGATTTACAAGGGAATGACCAGAGAGCAGATTCAGGAGTTGTTGACCAGAGAGGATGTTAAGGGCTTCCTGGAAAGAGTGAGAACGCTCGGAGAACAGGGCAGATCCGTTAACATGGCAGAAGTGACGGTACCGACCTCCTTAATGGATATGTTAAGAGATACGGTGTACGAACACTCCAAGATGCTGAAGCGTGTAAATTACAGAGCGGTAAAGGGAAATGCCAGAAAGAACATTTCCGGTACGATTCCGGAGGCGGTATGGACCGAGATGAACGGCGTACTCAACGAACTGGAACTCAGCTTCAGCCAGATTGAGGTAGACGGTTACAAGGTGGGCGGATTTATTCCGGTAGATAATGATGTGCTGAAGGATTCCGATGAGGATTTGGCAGCTATTATTATCAGCTCTCTCGGTAAGGCGATTGCTAAGGCACTCGACAAGGCAATCTTCTACGGTAAGGGTGGAAAGCAGCCGCTCGGTATCGTAACCAGATTGATGCAGACGAAGAAGCCGGACGGATATTCCGATAAGGCTCCGGCATGGAAGGATTTGCACGTAAGTCACGTCTTAAAGGCAACGAAGACAGGAGCGGCGTTATTCGGTGAGATTATCACCGCTTTTGCGAATTGCAAGAATGACTACTCCGGTGGCGAGAAGTTCTTCGCTATGAGTACCAAGACGTTTGCAAAGCTTATGTCCGAGTTGTTAAACTTCAATGCTGCCGGCGCACTTGTATCCGGGATGAACAACCAGATGCCGGTTATCGGCGGTGATATCGAAATCTTTGATTTTATCAACGATGGAGATATCATCGGTGGTTACGGTGATTTGTACGCTCTTATCGAAAGAGAAGGAGTTACCATCAGCGCATCCGATCAGGTTAAGTTTATCGAAGACCAGACCGTATTCAAGGGGCTTGCTCGTTACGATGGTTGTCCGACGATTGCAGAGGGCTTCTTCGTGGTTAACATCAACAACATTGCACCGACCGCATCCATGGAGTTTGCGAAGGATTACGCAAACATGACGATGGGAACCTTATCTGTCGTATCTGCGGCGAATGCAAGTGAGACTGGTAAGACTGACATCACGATCAGCGGTGGCGAAGCATCCGGTACCACGTTTGGA